TTCATTACCTCAACTCCAGTTTAGTTGGTCTATTTCAACTACTGTATTGGTGGTCTATTGATAAGAGATTGGTCGATTATTACATTCAATCTTAGGGCTTAAGGGTTTAACACACCTTTATTCCCTTTGAGAGATGTAAGCATCAGAGCTCTGACCCTTTTAAAGAAGTTAGCATTTGTCTGTTTAAACTTAGGTCTTAAAACCCTAGGTTTAGCATACACGCTAGTTTCACTTATTGGCCACTTAACCGTAAGGTTATGTAGTAATAAGCGAAGCCCTTCTACAAAAGGAACAGAGTAAGGTCAATTTAATTCAATACTCTCGTTTTCCATTAGGTCGAAATACTTATCCAATCCTGACATAATTAAATTACGTCAAGAAGGTAATAAAGCGACTCTAGGAATAGTTCCATACGGGACTATTACTTTCATGGAAGCAAGATAATCATTAGATACTGTAGGAATCTTCACGACTTGACCATCTCTTTTACGAATTCACTTTGTAGCGAAAACACCCATCGGGTGTTCAGCACAAGGCGGCTTTGTATAAGTGATGATCTCGTCATAAAGTTCTTTACGAGCAATTGATCGTAATATTGAAGTTGGATCGACGAAACCAGAGACGGTAACCTGATTACGGTAGGATTTGAGAATGACAAGTAGTTGTCTAGTTGCCTTTTCCCAGTCCTTAGCGTAATCTTCCCTAATCACATCTTTAATGTGAGGGATTAGATGATCTAAGGCATAACTCAAAATCCTATATTTCATATCATATGGAGAAAGTGTAGTTCCGGCCTCAGTAAACTGAGGTCCAAACCGACTTTCTCCCGTACTAACAAAGCCGAAAGGCCCTATTATTACGTATAATATGGAAGATAGGTTCTTATTACTAACTTTACTTATATTATAAGTTAAGGTAGAAATAAGTTCTTTCACTTTCGCATTATCAAGCATTCCACCTTTCGAGACAAAATCTCGAAGTAGGTCAGGGAATAGAGCAAAGCTTTTAAGACTTTGAGCAATATTCTTAGCTCCTACAGGTGAATAGTTGATTGAACCGCTAACTAAACGTTTCGCGAATTCAGCGGTACCGTTATTAGACTTTAAGGATTTACTTAGATTAATCTCTACACCTAGTATTTCTACCATGGTATAGAGGTAAATTTCAGCAACTCGCTTATTACCTATAACGATATCGTCTCCCAGCAATGCATAATCATCAAACCAGTCTTTAAAACCGGCTATCCGAGCTGCATATTGCACGACGAAGTGATGTGATAATGAGAAAACTCCTCAAGAGGATAATGCACCCATCGGCTGCCCTACTGCATATCTTAGTAAGAAACCATCACCATATTCAGAATCTGCATGGGGTATAATATCACTATTATATACCTGCAGATCCTTGGATTTGATGAAATAAGGTCTCTCAATTAGAATATCCTTTCATGCTAAAGCTATTTTCTTTCCGTAAAAGAAAGATAAAACTTGAACCTGAAAATCAATAGGTAGTCTATCGGTTGCTGCTGAAAGATCATAAGAATATAATTCTTGTAATCCTTTAGCCATTAATCTCGTAAGGGGCTTTTCTTGATCAAAACATCCATCATTTGGAATCGATCGTAAGATCGAGAACATATGATTATGTATTGGTTCAAGAATGCTTTGAGATCACACATCTAGTATTGCAAACACTCTCACTTTACCTGCCGGCTCAAGTTTCAGAGCTAATTTCCCAAGTTTTACAACTTGAGACTTAACTCTTCAATCTTGCGCAAGCGATGCCTCCTTCATCCAGAGTCTGAAAATA